TCTATCCATTTGTTACGGCAGTTTATTGCACCCTTAACAAGAGACAATAAACTACCCTTACGCTTGGTATAGCGATCTAACATACTAGTTGCACGTTCGGTCGATAACTCTTGATATACCCTTGGTGCATTAGTATGTTGCTTAGCATCTAAGGCTTGCTTTAAACCTTTGATGATCTCGTTGATAGATTTACCAATGGATAGGTTGTTAGTGTACTCTTTCCAGAATGAACGAGGTTCCTTCTTCTTCTGTCCATCCTTAACAACATCAACACTAAACTTATCTACTCGCCTTGTGATGTTGTCCTCTTCGATCGGTCCTAAGTCTTTATCATCTGAACTACGAATGACACGACCATTCTTTGCTTCAGTCCCAGGTATAGGTAATACATCAAGTCTAGATGTATTGACATACTCGGAACCATCTGCATTCCTTTCTATCGTTGTGTATTGATCAATGATATCCTTCATCATGATGACCGCAGCACGTATGCTAATCTCTTTAGCATCTAGAGATCTCTCAGTGTGCTGGTTAAACACAACGTTATCATCCATCTCTCTAGCTAGAGTGATGGCTAAGGCTTGGTTAGATAAGTCCGACCCTGTCACATCGTCGCCGCTTGGTTCACTGCTAGGCTCTTCATCCATGATTGCTGCAAAGATATCATTGATGTCAGTGCTATCCGAATACTCTTGAAGTATATCGGATATTGCATCATCGGATATATTGATAAGTCTGTTGCGACTAGCTTCGAACTCAGACTTAACCTGTTCCAACGTAAACATAACAGTAACTCCGTCTGTTTTGGATCGTTGACATTGCCTTCATCTTGCCCGTCGTTTGTTAGATGTTTAGTAGTAGTCGTTTAGTTCTAAAGGATATGTACACATAGCTTCAATAACAACCGGCCAATCTGCACCAGTTGTTATCATGTCTTTAGCAGGAACGGGGTAGTTTGGAAGTTTATCTCCCCATTTATATTTACAGTAACAAGCAGTATAACACTCATGTTTGCATATCGCATCGTTTTGATATGTACATACAAAACATATGCTCATTGCTTTCTCCTTTAACGGGCAAGGTGGTGGCAATGCCTTCGATCCGATTAACGATGAGAAACAACCCGTGCGTTGTGCTCGGTCTTTTCTTATTGTCCCCATTATATACCTGACTATGGCTAAGTCAAGGCAACATTGTGGTTATACCAAGGTATTTCACACATCGTGCAATTTCAATGGGTTATAGCAGTTAATTCATTGCCAACTCTGCCTTTAACTAATCGGTATAAGCTATTGATTTAATACGTATTCTACTCTTAGTTGGATTCTATAGGCAATACAACCTAAGGTTAATAGGTTCTGTTATAGGACTATCGTAGTCCTATATAATAGGCATACGTCATACCTCAGGTATGACAGGTCGCATCAGTTCGCACGTCATGGTCAGACTATACTATATATACTACGTAAAGACTATCCTTCGGCTAACTATCAGACGTGGGTTATTATATGTAGGTATCTATGGGACTGGTCTTATCTATATATAGTAAGAAATAAGGCTTGTCAAGTGTTATTTTACATATAATGTAATAAAAGTTAAGATAGTAGAGTCTTAGCCTTGACTTAACTATTAGTTGTGTTACAATACTTATACTGAGAAAGCAATTGCTTGACCAGAACATGGAGGAGAAGATGAACAGACTACCAGGCTACATCAAGCTAGATGCAGTCACATGTAGACGAGGTAAGCTAGGTGAAGCCACCTATGATGCTGAGATAGCGTTTCATGATAAACACTATCTAGTTAGTACAGGACATACGGATTGGAAGGAAGCTAAGGCAGCAGCACAGAAAGCTATAGATGAAATGGAACCTTCACTGTTGGAGTGTGGTCGTACGTTATTAAGCCAGTACTCGGAGGCAAAGGAATAGCATCAGTCAATCTAATCTAAATGTGGGAGACTGAACATGTTAGCATACATATCTGAGATAGGTCGTAGATCTAGGAGACTGACTCATCGTGTGTTGGAGGATGAGATAACTCCATCGACTACGATAGTACTTGATATTCCTAAGTTCCCAATATCTAATCCTCGTGTAATTACAAGAGAACGAGGAGACATACCTGGTTGTATTAAACCAGAGAGACAAGATACATTCTTAGAGTCTAACAATATCAAACAATGGCCTAAGTTCTTGAATGGTGAATACGATACAGACTATTACATTGATCAATATGTAGAGGTAACTCAACGTTATATAACTCAGTTGCCTATGACTATGGGCTATGATGAGTATAAACGTAAGAGAGATAATATAGGATTGATCCGTCCTATATCTTGATTGTAGCGACACTGTGCATCTACATGGTGCACAGTACGGTACAATCATCCCGATTGTACTTAACAGGAGCCAATATAATGGCTAAGTCAAACGTTAAGTCCAAGCCTGTATGGCATATGATGGCTAGAGTCAACGGGGTAACTGTTCAAACTAAGAAGTATATCGAAGAGTTTGCAACAACTCAAACTCTCCTGCAAGAATCTTTCTTGAAAGATATGAAGGGAAGAATTCCCGTAGGTAAGAAAGTAATCTTTGCTTATAAATGGGGCATACCTTCAATAGCTGTTGTACCTAAACCATCTTCTGTTGATCTATCAGATGAAGTTGATCCGTTTAATTCCTGAACATCCTTACGTTAACTGCCTCTTGATTGGGTAAGGATGCAACTTAGCCCATAGCAATATGGGCTATTCTTTTAGGTGGGAGATAAACATGAACGAAAAACTTAAGCAGAGACGAGTAAGAGCTAAGAAGATGAAAGAGTATCGTCGAGAACACAGTCTTATCAAATCGAAGGAGAACTTCATAAAGGATGGAGGATGTGTATTAAATGCTAAGACTACACATTCTGCTAAGACTCAATGTAAACGTTTGTTTCCTTTAGGTTGTTTACTTAAAGGTTACGTTAATGTAGTCAATATTGATTTAACAGATCCATATCCTGAATGTATTTACGAGTGTGTAATCTTACCTCAAAGTAGTAAACTACCAGGAGGTAGATCAGCATTCAGTAATAGAGAAGAACTGTCTAAACGATATCACGGTATTAAAGGTCAACCATTAGAGTGGATTAAACCTGAATGGTTTGAAGTAGAACTATACAACTAATGGAGCTGACTATGTCCTGGAAAGATAATCTATCTGAGGTATCTTACTGGATAGTTTTAACTCTAGCTACTGCTCTGATCTTAGTAGTAGCATACTCATGTGCTCATGCTTCTAACTCCTCGCTAAAGCTCGGAACCTGTTGGTCTGAGCCACATCACGTAACAGATAAATATACACATAGGAAGATCGCTGGTGAGAGTAAATTGTGCTGGCACCCCAGTACCACCCATACTAAAATAACTCACCCACGGGCTTCCTACGGGCATGGCGAGCCATCCTATAAGCAGTCCTCCAATGCTGCTATTACGGTCTTAACCAAACCTGTATTAAGACCAGCTACGATGAAAGCAATCAATGACTTTCTTCTGATGCGGGGATTATCTCATGATCAAATGTTGAAAGATTATTTAATCCATAAAATGATTGAGATACAACAGAGGAGTATAGAACCATGAATATAAAAGATCTTTACTTCTGTATGCAGGCTAAGAATCCCAATAAGATCCACTGCTCAGACAATACAGATCCAGACAGTAGACAGCAGTGCGATACCTGTCACATGTTCGAACGTGAGCAAGCTGCTGAAAAAGCAGAACATGATCCGTTGAATACAATAGCTAGCATATGTCGATCACTCACTTATGGTGAGATGATGGAACTAGGTAGACAATTAGCTTTCGCTCATACTGGAGGCAGTGGAGAAAATCTGTCTAAATCAATACACAAATGGAGTAAGAACTATGGGATGGATAATATTAGCGATGGTAACAGCAGCAATATTGATTCCGATATTACTGCTGCTATTAATGATTTGTACACACAAGACAGTAATCGAAGAGAACCCTAAGCCATATGGGAGCCATAACCAATGGCAAGATCCAGACCACAGAAAGGACACTACGTAAACATATCTGGTAAAGGTAACTATACTATTACCAGAATCTTCTGGGATGAAGGAGAACAGATATGTGTTATCGAGAATATGTTCCCTCCGGATGAGCTAGAACCAGAGAGATATCGTCGGATATCTGCTGATATAATGGAAAGAACTAGGAAGTTCTGGCCTGAAGGTGGATGGTTAGTCGATGGAGACTACGTATGACATACGATAATTTAACAATAGATCAGTTGAAAGAAGAACTTAGAGTTTGTGCTAATAGATTAGAAATTCTAGCAGGAACTACAAAACTATGGGCAGAGAGATTTAAAGAGCTAGCTGAGGCTTTAGATACATTTAATGCACAGAAACCTGAGATAAGCAGTTCAGATCCTTGACTTAACTATCTACTATGTTATAATATTGATACTGGGAATTCAACTGAGGGAGAAACCAGTATGGACGGATTAGAATATTGGGTAGGAAGACCTAGACCACCTAGGGAATCAGGTGACTACAACGTATTCGATATACGTAGTGGCCAGTGGATGTGTGTTTGTTGGATGGACTTAGCCAACGGTAACTGGTTCTATGACTATTACATCAACAGATATGGTCCACATTTCATTCTATTTACGCGGAGGAAGAAACATGGGACAGGCTAGCAAGTTGAAGTGGAAGAACATGTTGTCAGTCAATTGTCCTAATTGTGGACAAACTACTAGCCAACTGTGTATAGATCCCAATGGCAAGGAAGTAAGATACGTTCATCCGGAAAGGTTTGAACTGTATGAGCAAGCGGAGAAGGCCAAAGCGACAGGCAAGTAGAAGAGCTTATCTCAAGAAGCATTCTACTAGGTTTAATCCTATATGGAGGAAACTAGCTAACGATGTTCCATTTGATCCTACATCTCTCAACATTAGAGAGAATGAGACGACATGGAAGTCTGACTTTGCTCAAGGTATTGATGAATGGCATACCGTTAATATACGAGTAGGACACTATACAAGAACGTATATGAAGTTTTGTGGTAATAGATATTTCTTTGAAGAATATTACAAATCAAGTATAGGTGAACAGAAGTGGGTAAGTATAGTCTATCCTAATAGAGATATGGCTATGCTAAGGTACAATACCGGTACTATACACTGGCTGGAAGGGGAGATATAAGGGCTTGCTCGCAAGAGCTCGCAAACGGAGTAAACCTCATGGCTATTGGCATTTGTAAATGTGGACGGAGAACCGTCAAACATGACAACTGCGCATATACCTTCAAATGGTTATGTGAAGATTGTCGTCAAAGAATAAGAGAAGAAGTAAATTTAAGTAATCTACATCCAAGTCTAAAAGAATTATTCAATTCAGTTCTGAAACGTAGTGCATGACTCCCTCAGATACCGTGCACTACGTTAGTCTCCTCAGCCCCCCACACTGAGGAGCAGACTCCGGTGGTTGAGTGGTGTCACACGCTCCCACCGGAGTTTCTTTCTCAGCTCTCATGGCGGAATAGGTAGACGCATCAGACTTAAAATCTGATGGATAATATCCGTGCCAGTTCGAGTCTGGCTGAGAGCACTCTTGTCTATAAGCGGGCCGCTGTACCCTCTTGCACGATTTGGTGTTGGTGCAATAGAAAGGTAAACACCCAGCGGTCCACCTATGTACGGAGAAGTAACATGCGTGAAGAGTATGCGCTAATAGTAGTCTTTGGCATGTTAGCTATCCTTATGTACTATATGGTTAGGAACATAGTTTCCTACTATCAATTCATTCCTTACTTTTATAGGAAAAGACTTAAGAGGAAATACAATATGACACCGGAAAGAGATAAAGAGTTGGAGACTTTAGTTGCAGATCTGTTCCTCGAACAGGTAGACAAAGCTTACCTAGATGGGAAGGTGACGAACGATGAAAGATACTTCCTTTATGAAAAGTATGCCAAGGTGTGGTCTCTCGATGATCTTAAGCCAAGCATCAAGGATCAACCACCCTGGGATGAGGTACCTGTACGTGGAGAACTTCCTAAAAAGAAGTCACTCCGTGAACTATTCAATCAATAGAAACTGGGAAGACGGAGAAATACCTATGACTACCGATCTACACAGAGGTTCACTCTTAGTCAAAGAAGCTACCTGGATAGTTCCAGAAGCTGTGATGAAGATACAGGTAGAGAAGAATAAAGGAGGTTGTGGAGCAATTATACACAACGGTACTGAACTGCAATCAGTTCCTGCTGATCATCTCACCCTTGATAAATGGATGACTCTTCAGGAGTCTCTTAAAGATCAGAAGGCCATCTTCTACCTGTCAAACATCACCAACGTCATCCCAGAGGAAGATAAACAGCCTATTGTTCTTCTATCTAATGACGCAGGAGATCCTCTTATCATAGGAGTATTGGAAGGAGAGTTTCCTTCATCCAACGATAGTTCTGCTCATACTCCTGAATACAGAGCAGCACAGAAACTCATGCTCCGGTTCAAGAAAGAGTATAAACTCTTCGAAGGAGATATGACTAAGATGTGGGAGAATATCAAAGATCCTTCCACTCACGATGAGATTGTCTCTGGTCTTATTGGACATCGTGGCGCTATTGGTTTATTCCTTTCTACAGGTAATGCTATTACTTTTGATAAAGATAATAGTTTGGGTGGTGATTTCAGATGGGGCTATGCTTCCAATGCCTTCGGTTATACCGAACAGAATGAAGCAATGACCGATGGTACTAGAACTACTCCAAGAAACTTAGAGGCTAAGAATAAACTAGCTGCCCTGTTGGGTAAAGATCCTTCAGATACTAAAATACCAGATAAAGCTGGTATTGAAGAAGAATTCGAATTAATCGAACCTCCGGTCAACATCCAAGGCAAGAACAGTNTAAGAAACTGGTATGAAAAATTAATGAGAGAGGGAAGAATATCTGCAGTACCAGCTAACTTCAAAGATAGACCTAAGGTCAGAGCTAAGAAGGTTGTCGAGAAGGTTACAGCTAAGTCCTTTGATGAAGCTGCGAGGATACTTCAAGATAAGAAACCTGTCGGACCTTCATCTCCTCTCCCTAACGTCACTTTTGCCGAGAAGCAACAAGCAGTTCTCGACAAAGATCCTACGGCAATCATCCCGACCATAGACGCAGTACAACGTACAGACTTCTTGGATGTCTTCATGAAAACCATCGATGTCAATAATCTAGAGATCATGGATGTTCAGCAAGTAGCTGACTTCGAGACAAATTGGCCTACTTTGTCTCAACAGATGGGTATACCTGAAGAATTAGCCAATGGTCTCAGGATGTCATTCGAAAAGAAGTGTGATCTTGCTGATGCATATCCTAAGATTGCTGCTGTTGGTTGGCAGAATTTAGTCAGTCACCATATACGTCTGTTGGCAGCTTACACTAAGGCTACTGCAGATCTTAAAGCTGCTGAAGAATTACTCGGTAAACCTGCTGATAAGGCTACTACTTCTGTTCCTCTTATCGGTAAACAGAGGTTCGGTATTAGGTAGACTATGCTCTGAACAACTAAAGTCTACCTATAGGAGAGTAGGGAGAGCCGACCTTCCTACTCTCCGACTTATCTTAGCAGGAGAATACCATGGCTATCTTTAAGTCTAAACAGACTGTTGCAGTTGAAGAGTTAGATTTTCGTCCTCCTGCTGAAGTCAATTGGCATAAGCTAGGAGCTAAACCATCGGCAGCATGGTGGAAGAATGCTGAGTCTGAGTGGAATGTAGAAGGAATGCATTGTACTCCTGACATCAGTACAATAGAAGATAACATGTATAATCTTCTATTCGTATGCGATGATCTTCTACAAGGTAGAAAGAAGTTCATACGAATAGAGAACAATTGTATTTTAGTAGCTAACTGCTACACAGTAAATAACTTCGAGTTCTGGTCTAAAGATTTAGGAACTGAGACATTTCCTATTCCTTTAGAAACAGACAAGAAACCTATGTTCGAAGACTGGGCTGATCTTAATACAAGTAGATTAGCTCAACCTGCTAAGATCAAAGGACAGTTATTAGCAGTCAGAGGAAATACTATAATTTCTCTTGACAANGAGTANGCTAATACTGTACAGTATGAACGTAAGAAGGTNCATATACATATACCTAATAGACGTATAGAGTANAAGAATGANGGTCAGACAGATATTAAGATGGCTGACATAGGTATGTGGGTATGGATGTATGTTGGTATCCAGACCTACTGGTCTGAGTTAATTGATATGGGATTTAGGTGTAAACCTGTCANGATTTATAGAGCAAAAGCAATGATGAAGGAGCCNTANTATTACTTCCCAAGTAGTTAATTTACACATTCCATGTGAAGTCTGTGGTAGTTCAGANGCTAAGGCTANCTATGATGATGGACATGGGTTTTGTTTTTCATGTAGTCATTATTTTCCGCCATTAACCTCTCCTTCAACCAAGGAGTTCACCTATGAGTATTGTCCATGGCGTGGCGTCAGTGCGGAAACTTTCCGCTTCTATGACGTCAAAACTAAAATCGATTCCGACGGTAAGCCGGTCTCGATTGGCTATCGCTATCCGAACGGTAGCTACAAGGTTAGACAGCTTAGCAACAAAGATTTCTCCAGCGTAGGAGAGATTAGCAAAGCAGGNCTATTCGGATCAGATAAGTTCAACGCTGGTCAACATAAATATGTGACCATCACCGAAGGAGAACAAGATGCGTGTTCCCTTTACCAAGTACTACATCAACCTGTGGTTTCTGTCCAGTCTGCTTCTAGCAGCATACGTGACTGCACAGCATGTAGATCCTGGCTTAGTAGCTTCGATCGAATCTACCTCTGTTTCGACAGCGACAGTGTGGGCAGAGAAGCTACAGCAGCAGTTTCTAAGCTTTTCGACTATGGCAAAGTCTTTGATGTAAAACTAACATCAAGGAAAGATGCCAATGAATACCTTCAGAATGGTGAAGGTGAAGTACTCAGGAACACATGGTTTAATTCCCGCAAATACTTGCCCGAGACCATCGTCTCTTCCTTCGACGACTTCAAGACTATTCTGAAAGGTAAAGTACGGTACGGTATCCCCTATCCATTCCCTACCTTAACCGAAAAGACGTACGGGCTAAGGACAGGGGAAATCGTTCTAATTACTGCTCCGGAAGGAGTAGGTAAAACTGAATTAATGTACAACCTCGAACATCATTTGTTAAAGTCAACAGATGATAAAATAGGATGTATTCTCCATGAAGAAAGCCCTAGAAGGCACCTCCAAGCTATTGCTGGACTTGAGCTCAAAAGACCCGCGCACCTTCCCGACAGCGGTCTCGAAGAAGATGAAATCTTTTCTACTGTCTCCAAGGTTATTCGCATGGATGAGCGGTTGTACCTTCATTCTAGCTTTGGGGGCGACTCTGCAGAGACACTCTGCGACACTATTAGGTTTCTCGTTTCTGCCTGTGGCTGTCGTTTTATTCTTTTCGGTAACATTTGCATGGCCATTCCTCTCTTGGCGGGAGAGAATGAACGCCAGGCTCTTGACCAAATCTCCACCAGATTAGAAATGATGGTCAAAGAATTAGATTTTGGATTAATAGTAGTTAGTCACGTCAACGATTTTGGACAAACAAGGAGCAGTAGAGCAATTGGTAAAGTCGCAGATATTCGGATCGATCTGGCCAGAGATCTCCAATCTGGATCTAGAGAAACTTTGGTCACGGTCTCCAAGAACAGATATTGCGGAAGAACTGGGATGGCTGGTTCACTTACTTTCGATCCATTTACATACACCCTCTCAGAAATGGTTTCATCTAACGACAATCAAGCTGTAACCGAAGGGGTAGCAGCGTGAATGATATAGATACGTGGGAAGACTTAGACTTCTGGAGATCAAAGGAGTGGGAAGATGTCCAATTTAAACTTGATAATCTTGAATCTTTTAGAACTTTCTACAATCCTCTTCGTCATTTACTTTTTAATGCTTTTGATCTATCTCCTTTCCAGAGCACTAAAGTAGCAATCATAGGCCAAGATCCTTATCCTAATCCTCAATATGCCACAGGATTAGCCTTTAGTACTCCTAAGGATTGTATTAATAGGCCGGAATATCCGTTCCCACCTACGTTAATAAATATTTTCAAAGAGTTAAGAAACGATCTTCACTACGATATGCCTAAGTCTGGTAACCTAGAACCATGGGCTGAACAAGGTGTCCTATTATGGAACGCGATACCGACTTGTCTGCAATTCTTATCACTCTCACATCTACATTGGCAACAATGGCGATCACTTACAGTGGAGATCATTTCACGACTCAACAAAAAAGGCATCTGCTTCGTTCTATGCGGCAGTATTGCCAGAGAATTGAAAGAATTTGTGGACGAGAGATACTCAGACTTGATAGAAGTGAGTCATCCGAGTCCTAGAGGTTTCTGTGCTGGAGAACATCCATTCTCTGGTAGTAGAATATTTAGTCGAGTTAATGCATTTTTATCTAGAGATAAATTAGAACCTATAGATTGGAAATTGTGATGAAAGCGATCAACATCTCTTCCTGTGCAGATAAGGATTGTTCTAAGTGTCCCTTCCATAGGCCTAATAAGAAATGTTTCTGTATAGATGAAACAACGCTAGAGAAGGTCGCTGATGAACTTTATATCTTTAGGCCACTACCCTACCGGGGTATGTAAAATAACTCACCAGTGAGCTTCCTACGAGCTCCTAGAGGCATTGTAGAAGGAGACAAGCATTGTCAATAACTGATACTGAAGATGAACGAATGGATAAAGAAGAAGAAGTACGAAAAAAGCGTAAAGCTCTTAGAGTAGTTACAGGAGGTAAAGGACCACCAGATCCTCCAGATGAAGTAATAGATTGGTTAACTCCTATGAAGAGATTTACAGTCTTTTTAGCTTATTCACCTAAGTTAGGTCTTGACTTATTAGAGTACCATGTTATACTTAGATGGAAGAAATCAATTAAACTAGCTGTCAATGAAGGACAGATCATTAGATGGGTAGATCCTAAAAAGTTCTGTAAAGATTGGATCTTACATGAGATTATACAAATTCCAGTAGAGGAGAAAGATGAGTAATATTATCGGACCTATTAATTCAAATGATTGGTATACTATGAGACAATTACTTAGTGATGTTAAGTGGATGAAGAACAGAAACTCTGATAAGTTTAAGTCTGCTATAGACAAGGAGAGTAGTTATTATAATAAATTAAAATCTCAATATGCAATTAATAGTTGATATTGAGTGTGATAAATTAGAAAATCCTACTAAGATATGGTGTGTCGTTTGTAAAGACACAGACCAACAAGAAGGAGAATATTATGTTTTTAGAAATCTCCACGAAGATCAAACAGAGGTGGAGAAGTTTAAAACCCTGGTTAAAAGATGTACACGACTGGTCGGTCACAACATTCTTGGTTATGATTACCCTGTCTTGTGTAATCTTATTCAGTTTTATGATTGCATTGCTATTACCAATATTATTGATACCCTTATTATTTCTAAGTTATTTAACTATTCGCGCCAAGGACATTCAATAGAAGATTATGGAGTTGAATTTAACTTACCTAAAGGAGAATTCAATGACTGGTCTAGACTCACTGATGAAATGGTTACGTATTGTATTAGGGACGTCGATATCTGTCAGCGTATTTATCTTAACTATCTTGATAGCATCAATAATCCTAAGTACCGGAATGC